ACGTTATGACGTTCGGCTCCGGCGCTGCTCGAAAGGAACCGCTTTACTGGATCATAACCACAGCCGGGGATGATCCGGATAAAAAGTCAATCGGCTGGGAGGTGCACGAATACGCCCGCCGCGTGATGGATGGTGAGATCGAAGACCCGTTTTGGTACGTCAAGATTTATAGTGCGCCGGATGATTGCGATATTTTTGACGAGGCAAATTGGTACAGAGCGAATCCTAGCTTGGGTGTGACTATCGAGATCGAAAACGTGAGGCAGGAGGCGATTGGTGCCCGCAATGACCCAGCAAAAGAAAAGCTGTTTAGATGGCTCCGGCTAAATCAATGGGTGCAATTAAAGCGTATCGGGTGGTTGCCCATTACCTTGTGGGACAAGACGCAGGGCGGTTGGGGCGTGTCGGAGCTTGTGGGGAAGAAATGTTATGCGGGGCTTGACCTTTCACGGACGGTAGACCTTACCGGATTGGTGCTTATCTTCCCACCGCAGGAGGGTATCGATGGATTCCGATTTATTTCCGAGGGCTGGATTCCCGAAGATAAAATGAAAGAACGAATGCACCGCGATCACGTACCGTTTGACCGATGGGTGAACCAAAAGCACATGCACGCGACACCCGGCGATACGATTGATTATAGGTTTATAAAGTCGAGAATAAAGCAGGTACATGAGCAGTATGATTTAATTGCCATAGGGACCGATCCGTGGAACTGCCAGATGTTACGGCAAGAACTTGAAAACGAAATAGACAATTTAAAAATGGTGTCGATCAGCCAGGACATGCACGGCATGTCCCCGGCGATGAAAGAACTGGAGCACATGATGCTTCGATGCGAGATCACGCACGAAGAAAACCCTGCGGCGCGCTGGTGCTTCGGTAACGTGATAATTGCCACAGACGGCAATGAAAACATAAAGCCGATGAAAAACAGAAGCATTGGCAGAATCGACATCACCGTCGCGCTCATAAACGGGATGGCGATAATGATTGAAATGGGCGGGAACAAGATTAGTGTGTACGAGAAACGCGGGATGCTCTCGCTGCTGTAAGGAGGTGATAGTCTGAATGTAATACAGAGAATGGCGTTGCGCGTGCTTAAAAACAGCCGCGCTGAATACGTTCGGGAGTTTTATTCGGGCGAGGACATACCGGGCGAAGACGGGAATCTACACATCGATGCCGAGACCGCGTTGAAGTACAGCGCGGTTTTTGCGTGCTGCCGGGTGCTCGGGGAGACGTTCGCAAGCGCGCCGTTTTTGCTTTACCGCAAAACGGAGGACGGACGCGAGCTTGTAACGGATCACCCGCTTTATGAAATCATGCACAATCGCCCGAACGAGGAAATGTCGCCGTTTGCGTATAAAGAATGCATGATGAACAGCCTGAATCTCGGCGGCAATGCGGTGGCAGAAAAACTGCTTGGTTCGCGCGGTGAACTGCTCGGGCTGTACCCGTACCCGCACAACATGGTCAAGATCGAACGCGACAGGGAAACGAAAAAGCTCATATACCGAATAGGCAACGGCGCGGAAGAAAAGGTACTACGGCGTGACCAGGTGTTCCACGTTGCGGGGCCGTCGCTTGACGGCGTGGTCGGTTTGTCGCCCATCAGCTACGCAGCGGGCGCGATCCGGCTGGGCAAGCGGTACGAGACGTTCGGGAACTCGTTCTTCAGAAACGCAGCACTTCCAAGCGGCGCGTTTACGAAGGAAGGAGCGTTAAGTCCTGAATCTTTTATGCGGCTAAAGGATGAGGTAAAAAAGAACTTCGCCGGCCTTACAAACGCTGGAACGCCAATGATACTCGAAGACGGGCTTGAATGGAAGCAAATGACAGTCAACCCGACCGACGCACAACTGCTGGAATCAAAGTATTTCCAGATCGAGGACATTTGCAGAATTTACCGGGTGCCACAACACCTTGTTAACAAACTTGACCGTAGTACAAACAACAATATAGAGCATCAATCCCTTGAATTTGCGATGTACACGATGCTCCCGTGGTTCAAACGACGTGAAGAGGCGAAGAACGCGCAACTACTCACGCGGGAAGATCGCAAGGCTAGACTATATGGCGAGTACAAGATCGACGGCTTGATGCGCGGCGACAGTAAGAGCCGGGCGTTCGTGTACGCATCGGGGAGGCAATGGGGCTGGCTGTCGGCAAACGACATACGCAGGCTGGAAAACATGCCGCCGATTGAGGGCGGCGACCGATACTTGGAACCTGCAAACATGTCGGAGGCGGGAGCGCAACAGGCGGCGACCGCGATGGCACTAGACGAAATAAAGGAATTATTGGAAAGGAGGTAGCGCATGCCGAAATTCTGGAATTTCATAAAAAACGCCGCGACCGAAACGGAACCTGAAAGTGTGGACCTACGCATCGAGGGTGAGATCGTGGATGATGATGATATATGGATTTACGAGTGGTATGGCATCACGGCAACAGCACCGAATGCATTCCGGGAAGAGCTGGAAAAACTTGCAGGCATTAATTTGATAGTCGCAATAAACAGCTACGGCGGGAATGTGTTTGCGGCTTCCGGGTTTTACAATGCGCTGGTTGATCATAAAAAGACGGGTGCTAAAGTTACGACAAAAACAGATCAAAAAGCGATGAGTGCGGCTACGATTCCATATATGGCTGGCGATGATCGTCTCATGGGTCCGTCGGACATGATCATGGTGCACAACCCACTGACTGATGTTTACGGGTACGCGAACGACTTGCGCAAGGTGGCTGACGTTCTTGACGAGGTAAAGGAGGCTATATTAAACGCCTACGAAATAGGAACGGGCATAAAACGGGATGTTATTTCGCAAATGATGAACGACGAAACATACATGAACGTAAACGCCGCTATCAAGGAAGGCTTTGCAACAGGGATTATTAACGACACGCTACCCGGTGTAAATGTGACAAATCTTACATTCCCGCGAGCAATAATGCTAAGAAGCACAAACGAAGCGGTGCGGCGCATGGTGGCGCTCAAGCAACCCAAAGACCCGCCCGGCGACCCGCCCGGCGATGATATAGAACTGGCAAAGGCGAGATTGGCCCTAGAGTTAGCACTCTAAGGGCATTTTTTATACCCAAAAAGGGAGGAAAGAACGTGAAATCAAAAGCGATGAAAAACCTTCTGGCAGAGCTTGTTGATGTGCAGGCCGAAGCCACGGAGATAAACAACAAGGCCGACGTGACCGTGGAGGAACTTAACGCGGTAAAGGCCAAGCTGACGGCGGTCAGGGCCAAGATCGACAACCAGAGCATGATCGACGAGGGCAAAAAGTTTGACCCCGAGGGGCTGGAGATTCCGGTAAACGAGCCGGTGAAACCTGATGCGAAGACGCAGGCGAAACCGTTCAGGTCCTTCGGCGAACAGCTACAGGCGATTGCGCGGTCTGCCAAGCAGGGCGCAACAATCGACCACCGCCTGTTGGAAATTCAGAACGCGACCGGCGCGTCCGAGGGTGTGCCGTCTGAAGGTGGGTTCCTCGTGCAGCAAGACTTTCAGACTGAATTGATCCAGTACATCCACGATAACTCCGTGCTTGCGTCTAAGTGCCGAAAAATCAAAATCGGGGCAAACGCGAACGGCGTTAAATTGCTCGGTATTGATGAAACGAGTCGCGCCGACGGCTATCGCTGGGGTGGAGTAACCGCCGAGTGGGTCGAAGAGGGCGGCACGGTTACAGCAAGCAAGCCGAAGTTCCGAAAAATCGAGCTGGAACTCAAAAAGATCATGGCGCTCGGCTATGCAACCGACGAACTTTTGCAGGATGCGGCTACGCTTGAATCGGTAATGATGCCTGCGTTCAAGGAAGAAATCAGCTTCCTGACGGACGATTCGCTCATCAGCGGCGACGGTTCCGGGAAGCCGCTTGGCTTCCTGAACTCCGGCGCGCTTGTGACGCAGGCGAAAGAAAGCGGGCAGGCCGCCGATACGATCCTGCACGAGAACATCTCCAACATGTGGAATCGGATGCTGGCGCGTTTCCGCAGTAATGCGATCTGGGTCATTAATCAGGAGTGCGAACCGCATCTCGAAAACTTGGTGTTGTCGATGGGCACCGGCGGCATGCTCTCGCCTTATGCGCAGGAGTATATGCTTAAAGGCACGCTCAAGGGCAGGCCCGTTATACCCATTGAACAGGCTTCGGCAATCGGAGACTTGGGCGATATTTCCCTCGTGGACATGAACCAGTATCTGCTGGCTGACAAAAACAGCGTTCAGACCGCCTCGTCAATGCATGTGATGTTTAACTACGACGAGATGGTGTTCCGCGTGATTTATCGCGTGGATGGTCAGCCCGCGTTCAATAGCCCGCTTACACCATACAAGGGCACTTCGGGCCGCACGCTGGGCGCGTTCGTTACTTTGCAGGCTAGGTAAAGGAGGAAAAAAAGAATGAGGCTTTCAGAACAAAAAGGAATCGTTTTCGGCTTCAAGCCCGCCGATAACCAGGCGGGCGTCGATGCTGACAGCATAAACACCAAATACTGTACGCACGTAACATACATCTTGCAGTTTGGAACTGTGACCAATGACGCGGTGCTGACCGTTAAATCCGGCGCGTCCGACGGCACCAAGACCACGAGCGAGACTTTTTATTACCGGCTAGCGGGCGCGGATCAGGCCGCAACCGGCGCGGACGTGTACGCCGCTGAAACCGCAGCAACCACGCTTACGCTGACGGCGGCTACGTATGACAACAAAATTCTGATAGTAGAGGTGCCTATCGCCGGGCTTACCGACGGGCAGCCGTATCTCACGCTGAATTTGAGCGACGCGGCAGACGCGCTGAACTCGTCCTGTGTGGCGATTTTGAGCGGGATGCGCTATGTAGCAAACCAGCCGCCTAGTGTGATCGCTTAAAGGGGCGAAAGGAGTGAATAAGTAGATGGCAATGGGATTCCAGGATAATCCTACTAACATACTGGGCGCGAACACGACGAACAACCAGTTCGATTCGTCCAGCGTCGCGGCAAACGCCGACGGTTCGATGATCGAACGTCTGGAACACCTGCGCGGGCTTGTGGCTGCGTTTAGTTCCGGGATGGTGATTTTGCAGGGCGCGGCCGATACTGCGGCAAGCAGCACCACGGAGATACCGATCGCGGCGCTTTCGGGGTATGGCGACGATTTTTTCAACGGCCAGTGGTACATGCAGATTTTGCACAACGACGATTCTGCCGGAAACGCGCCCGAGGCGCAGACGCGTAAGATCACTGATTACGTGAGCGCGACCGGAACTTTCACCTGCGACGCATTCAGCGCCGCTGTGGAGGAATCGGATCTCTGTGTGATTTTGCATGAATCTGTGGTAGCGATTGGCAGCGACAACAGCAACAACGTATATTCCTCAATGAGCGTGGCGGCGAACGGTGACGGCTCGGTACTCGAGCGCTTGGAAGACATCAAGGTCGCCCTTGCAGCGGTGGACGATTACGTAGACACGGAGATCGCGGCCATTCAGGCGGTTACAGCCGCCATGCCCGACGCCGGGGCGCTGTCCTCGATAAGTGCAAACGTGCAGGCGGTCTATGATCGTGTGGCGGGCACGGACAGCAATACAAATGTACTTGGTGCGAACGACGCGGACAACGGCTTTGACAGTTCGAGCGTGGCCGCAAATGCAGCCGGGTCTGTATTGGAGAGATTAGAAGCCCTTAAAGATGCCGTTGACGCGGTGGACAACTATGTAGACACAGAAATCGCTGCGATCAAAGCGGTTACGGATGTGATCCCTGATGCTGGGGCACTTACCACGCTGGCAGGCGAAG